TCACAATTATCTGCATGATAGACTCTAAATTCTTTCTCATTTACATAACAAAGATAAACTGGCACTTCAAATACTGACCAATAGAAATCAACTTGTAATAAATTATATGGTGAAGGTCTATCAGGTAGCTTACCTGGAAACCATGATCTAGTACCATCTTTCTTGACGATCCCCCTTCTAGGCATCTTACATTTATCTTCAATGATAACTTTATCCCCTTTTAAATCTATGTAACCATGAACAGGAATATTAATACCATCAAACCATTTAAAAGCTTCTACCTCTGGCTTACACTTATCATAACCAGGAATAGTTTGGTGAGCCTTATGACAATTAGAAATCATTAAAGGTACAATACTTTTATAGTAGCTCAATTTTTCTTGGTCATCAGGTGTTAATGCAACTAGCTTATCTAGCTTATCGTTTACAGGAACAAACATTATTCTTGCTCCTCTCTAAAAGACTCTAATCCAAAATAGCTTAAAGGTTTTTTAAGATAGCTGCTTATTCTAAGTAACTGACTTAAAGGAATACGATTGTGTCCTTTTTCATATTTTTGAATTGTTTGGAATGTAGTGCCTATTGCTTTGGCAACTTTTGTTTGTGTAATTAAGAAACACTTTCCAGTAAATTGATTAATATTTGTTTGCCTAGCTTCTTTAATTTTTCTTCCTACAACTTTGTAGAACTCTATATCTCTCTTAAACGCATCTGATTTTTCTTTTAACATTTTGTTCCTTTCCTTTTATTTTAGCGACAAGTACCCTTAAGTTTTTTACAACTTTTAGTATATTAAGAACTAGATTTCTAATTCTTTATATTTAACAATAGCATCGGAGTTTTGATTGGCAACAATTCTTCTTACCAATTGTTTATACTCCAAATAGTTATTATAAGTATGTACACACATATTACTATCAACCGATTTCATAATCTTTTTATGAATGGTATTAAGCTTCTGGTACAATCTTATTGTACTGTTTAGACTCATAGTCATGCTCCTCACCAACTACTTTTATGGTTGCCTTTACGAACTTGTTGTCGGTGATATTTATTTTTGCAAGTTCACCAGGCATTATTTGATAGTGTGCTTTCTTAGTTGCTTCTTCAATTGTTTCACCATCAAAAAATTCTTCAACATCAGCTGATATTTCTAAACTAGATTTCTTTAAAACTTTAACCATTTAAAATAACATTTCTGCTGTAACCAGCGTAATCTCTTTTTAACTCTTGTCGTTCTTCTAGTTTATCAATTAGAACACTAACTGAATTTTTACTTTTATATTCCATCTCACTAGCCATTTCTAAAAAGGTAGGCATATATCCATATTTTGTACTATAATTCTTAATGAATTGCAATAGCTTCAACATTTTTGGAGTCATTGGTCTAAGTCCTCTTTGTTTTGTTTTCATTTATTACTAACCTCCTTAAAAGTTCTGTATAACCATTGATGTCATCAAAGCTATCTTTTTTGTATTCTTTTGATTGCATCACTCTCCAACATTTAAGAAAAACCATAAATAAACCAAAGAATTTTAATGGAACTTTAATTGTTTTGTTATTGTGGATTGATAAATATTTCTCCATCATACCAACCATTGCATAAGATGTATGGTCAAAATGTCCATAATCCCCTTCTTTTTCATGTAATAATTTTTCTATACTATTAATAAACTTTACATTATCTGACATAATTTCCTTCTGTATCTGTACACCAATGAGCTGCTACTTGTTTGCCTTTGTATCTAACACCTATTGGTAAGTAATCTATTGTTGTAATCATTTCTAATCTTGCTTGGCAATTTGTAGAAGAACTATCAAAAGGAACTGTAATTTTTTCAATAGTTCCATCTACAAAAAACATAAACAGAAAGATAAATTTCACTAATTAAAATGGAATTTCCTTACTTGCTGCCTTAGGTTGACTTGGAGTTGTTGTTGGTGCATCTTGTTTTGGTCTAGGCTCATTCTTATAACCAGACAAGATATTACCTTCATCATTAGTCCAACCAATTAAACCTTTTGCTCCACCAGCTTCAGGATAATTCATATCTCCAGTAAATTTATCATCACCCCTAAAAAGGACGCCGACCTGAGCAAATATTTTAACAAACTTTGTGTTACCATCTCTGCTAGTACCCTTTACTCCTAAGATTGTACCTTTATTGCCATTATCTAAATTAACATTTCCTGAAAAATCTAGTTTAATTGCTCTTTCATTGGTTGCGTCAAATGGAAATAATACCCAATCCTTTTGTTTACCACTACCATTGTTGCTGTTGTTTATTGACATTGTTTTGTCCTCCATTAGTTTTTATTGTTTGTTGTTGAGATTCAAAAGATTTTTCTATTAAATCATTTTCTTTTTTCCAATCAGAATATAAAGCAGTCAACTTAGTTTCGGTTGTTTGCTTTTTAATTGAATCCTTAATTGAATTTTTTGTACTTGCACCTTGATTAATTACAGCATTAACTAGCTCATCTGCACTAGCAAATTCTGTACCATGTAATCCAAATGTTGCTAAACATCTTCCTAAAGCTGAAGTAGCTGCATTCTCTAAGGCACTTGTTTTATTAATAAAGTTTGCATCCCTTATTTCTTCTGCATGACCTACACTATAAGGAGTATCTCCAATATATAAGGTAGTCTTAGCAATAACTTTTTTATCATCTTGATAAATTATTTGCTCATCAATTTTAGATTCTGGGAAAAACTTTAATAAGTGGTTGTGTCTTTTAGCTACTGTTAAATAACTTTTTCCTTTAAAGTCTAATTTCTCAACATTAGTATCTAGTGAAGCTATACATAAAGCTCTCTTTTCTTTAAAAGAACCTTTACTTTTATCCTCAGCAGTTTTACTTGGTTGACTTTCTTCCTGGTTTACTTTTTGCTTGGTCATTGTTTCCTTCCTTTAGTTTTTGGTTTTCTTTTATTTGTTCTCTATCCTTTAAAGCTTGTAACTCTAAATAACTTTGATTCTTAGCAATCATTTTTTCTTTTAAATCTATTGAATCAAGTTTGGCTCTTAGCTCATTTATTTCTTTATCTCTTTCATGTAATTGCTCTATATGTTTTTTTTGATCTTGCTCATAGGATCTAATCTTTGTTTGCATTTTAGCTAGTTCCATCATTACTTGATCTGTCATTATTTTTTCCCTTTCATTACAAAACAAGCTATATGTCTGCCTGTTCCTTTACCTTCTGATTTATCTTCTGTTGCCAACCATTTAACATCACCTAAGTTTCTAATTTCAGCACCAGCTTTTACCATCATTAAAATCCATTTATCAACAGGAAACACAAAAACTACATCTTTGCCTTTTTCATTTTCTGCTATGGCTTTTCTTACCCAAGCTGTTGCACCTTTTTTTTTACCTTGATGAATAATTGATCCAAATGGAGGATTAACATAATTTGATTTACCCCATTCATTCGTCAATCCATCAAAATCTTCTGGTTTAGGATATGGACAAGGATCAAAATCAAAATTAAACTCATCATTTAATTCTTTCATTACATCATCTGGAGTAAGCCAATAATGTTTTCCATCTACACTATTACCTTTATGAAATTTATTATCATTTGGATTTAAATTTTTCATTTTTTCCCTTTCATTACTTCTTCTAATGTTAAATTATGGACAATAACATCTTGAACTGCCTGACCAACTATAGCTCCTATGTCCATGTTTAAATTACCAAATAAAGATTTTCTTTGTTGAGCTGTTAAGACAACATAATCATTAAACCATAAGTCTAAGCTTTTATTAAGCTGACTTGGACTCATATGATCTGCTGTAAAACAACCACCTTCTTCTTTCTTAGTCCATTCTTTTCCAATTGTTTTTAACATTTAATCCTTTCTAATAGTTGAAACAAACATTGTCAATAAATAATACATAATAATTCACTCAATAGGTTTAAATATAATTATTGCATTAAAGCTAAATGATATTCTTTCATCATCTTTATTATCCGAATCAAATTTATAAACTGTATGTCGTAAATTTGAAGGGAATAAATACCAATCTCTAACTTCTGGTAATACTTTATAATTAGCATCAAAGAACATATTCTCCGAACCTTCTAAAAATTCTAAGTTGCCTGAAGTGTCGTCATGTTCTTTAGCATTTTTATTTGGTTTCATGGCTTCTGGTATTGTTAGATAACCAACGCAGCTTAAATCTGCTCCTTTTTCTTTATTGGTATAAGTAACATGAGTATGACAAGGATTATAATCACCTGGTTTTTGGACTACATACCAAGCTGAAGTAATTTTTATACTTTCTATTTTGCTATCCTTATAATGACCATTTGTATAACCAGAGATAATAGGATCAAAAAATAATTCTTTCCATTTAAGCATAACCTCTGGAGTAATTAAATATTCGCCATGTACTTGTCCGATTAATTGGTTACCCCAATCATGGTTTTTAGCTTTGTCTTTATCTTCTCTAATTTGTTTTAAATCTTCTTGAAACTCTTTCATTAGATTTAAAGGCAATACAGACTTAGCAATTGTTGAACCAAAAGGTTTAAACAGTTTAAAATTTATCTTATCACTCACAGATCCTCCATATTATTTAGTTCATTTATATTAACTTTATAAGCAGCAGGTCTATTTGAAAACCCAAAGTCAGTTAATCTTTTTGACATCTCCTCAGTATCTTCTTTATAAGGAAACCACCCCATAATAGAAAATTCAAAATCTCCATTATGGATAACTAAAACATACTTTGCTTTTTTCTCATTTGGTCTAATTAATAAGAAATTATTATCCTTTCTTTTTTGCGATCTAATTTCTATGCTGTCTTGCATATCAGAATCTGTATATCTAGCATAAGAATCGCTGTATGAGCTATTAAAGTACCTATTTAAACCCTTTGCAAAGGCTACTTCTCCTAGAGAACCTAACACTCCATCAGTTATTTGCTTTTCAAATCCTCCTGTATAACCATATGAAAAACCTTTACCTTGCTTCAAGTTTTCTATGTATCTTTTAGTTGAGTTTTCAAAGGCTAATTGCACTTCAAATGGCTCTAGTTTAACTTTTATCATTCTTTGATCCTTTCATTAGTTGTTTAATTATAGTTGTTGAAGGGTTAAAATCGTAATCACTAAAAGAGCAGCTTGATAGCAATATGATTAATATTAAGTATTTCATTTTCTCCTTGCAAATATTGTTCTCCAACACCAAGATCTAACCATAGATATAGCTGTAAATATAACTGCTATATGAAAGCTCTCAAGAATTGTTGGGTGTAAATCAAAAAATGGGAATATAAATAATTGAATTAAGGTAGATAATATTAAACCACTACCTACATCTATAAATGTTTCGAATAAGTTTCTCATTTATTAAATAAACCTACTTCTTTATCAATTCTATCTTCAGCAATTTTTATATATTCAGAATTAAGTTCAATTAAAATAGCATTACGATTATTAAGAGCTGAAACTATTCCTGTAGTTCCAGAGCCACCAAAAGGATCTAAAACTACACCACCTTCAGGACAACCTGCTTTAATACATGGCTCTATTAAATCTTTAGGAAAAGTTGCAAAATGTGCATCTTTAAAAGGCTTAGTAGTTATAGTCCAAACATTCCTTTTATTTCTGGTTTCTTTGTTACCAACAGCTTTCATATTACCATTTGATTTCATTCCACCATTTCCTCTAGTGCTACCTTTTTGATTTTTAATATCTTGATTTAATCTATTTAAAGAACTTGCTGCCAATGGTTCTCTTATTGCATCTGAATCATAATAATATTTTTTAGATTTTGTTATTAACCAAATTTTTTCATGGCATGAAGTAGGTCTATCTCTAACACTCTCAGGCATTGGGTTTGGTTTATGCCAAATAATTTCTGATCTGATATACCAACCCTCATCTTGTAGAGCTATTGCAACCCTATTAGGTATCATTAATAAATCTTTTTCTTTTATACCATCTTGTACTGGAGTTCTTGTTACTCCATAATTTTTATTACCTCTTAAAGATTGATTAATTGTAGTTTTTCTTTTACCACTTGAATAACTATCTCCTACATTCCACCAAATAGTAGCATTATCTTTTAATTTAGGTTTAAATGTTTTAAAAATTTTAACTGTATTGGCTAAATAATCTTGATATGTTTTTTCTAAACCAAATTGTCCATCAACTCCATAATCTCTTAAACCAAAATAAGGCGGTGATGATACAACGCAATCAATAGAATTATCTTCTAATTCTTTAATTTTATCTATACAATTACCTTGTAATATTTTTATTTTATTCATTTTTTATCTTTAAATCTTTCTTCTTCTTTTATTTCCTGGTCAGCTTCCTTAATACTCTTTCCGTTAATATGTAAATACCAACATTCAACGCAATAATTCTTAGTTCCTTCTATTACATCTGCATGATTTTTACATTTAATACAGACTTTATAATCTCCGTATATATTTGTTTTACTCATTTTCTGCTTCCATAATTGCTAAACCAAGTTCTCTTGCAATTTGTGGCACTATACTATTTCCTAAAGATTTTATTCTGTTGGCTCTATTTTTGTCCAATCCATAGGATACCCCATTAGGAACTCCACAAAGGTCGGATTGAGTTTGCCACCAAGTTTGTTGTTCTTCAGAACTGTTCTTGCCATCGTTGGTTGAGCTTTGTTTCCCAATTTCCAGGTGGTGTTGAAACTTACGTCTTTGTAATCTCTTGCCATTGGAGTTGGATACATCTTCTCTATCTTGTTCACTACATCGTTCAGTTTTGCTCCGAACTTCGTTCCAGTTCCAACTCTGGTTACACTCCATCCCTTTGAATTTTGTTTTACTGTTTCTGGTGGTGCTACTACATCCATCTGACAACTTGCCGAAGGTGTTGGAAACATCTTTACTGCTAAAGGTAGAGGTGTTCCCCCTTGTTTGTATTTCTTGGTTCTCTCCGATGCCGAATCTTGTGTTGGTGTTGGATACATTATATCCGATAATCCAAATTCTTTTTCTTTGATGCCAAGCACCGATGCCTGAAGCTGGAATAATAAGACATTGGACTTCGAAACCTTCTTTTTCCAAATCGTTTTGCACCTGTCGGAGTACCATACCGTCTTGGATGTTAACAAGACCTTCAACATTTTCGCCAATGAACCACTTTGGTTTACATTCTCTAACGACTCTAATAGTTTCATCCCAGAGGTATCGGTCGTCATCTGTTCCTTTTCTTTTTCCTGCAACTGAGAATGGTTGACATGGGAATCCCCCAGTAACGACATCTGCTCTGTATTTTTCTCCTTTGACATTTCTTATATCTCCTTCAATTGGTATGTTTTTAAAATTCTTCTTTAAAACTTTTTGACAAAATTCATCTTTCTCTACGAATGCAATAGTTTCAAAAAATCCTGTAGATTCTAATCCTAAACTAAATCCACCTAACCCACTAAATAGGTCTAATAATTTAAGTTTAGTTTGTGGCATAATAAAAAATCCATAAAGCTAACTCTATAGTGATAATTGCTTCAAGCATTGTATTTGATCCTTTCTTTTATAGTTTTTGATTCTATTCCAAGTAACACCATTGATAGACCTAGATCCCTCTATTATGTTTTTAAAGGTGGCAATCTTTAGCTTTTCAAGCTCTATATCAGTTAAGAGTTTTTCTTTGTCTGTCATGTATGTTCTTTCTTAATTGGTCTAGTTTCTTGCTCCAAAGACTTTCCCACCCTTTAGGACAATTATATTTCATATGCTCTAAGTTCTTTAATCTCCGATCATCTGTAAGTTTTACATAATCAAATATTAAAGGCAATCCAAATTTATTTCTCATTTCTTCCCCTTTTTTAAATTTAAAAATTGTTTTATTAATTCATTCAATGGTAAATGAGATCGTTTTCCATTAATGTTATAATAAACAAAAACACTACTTGCCAACATTTCAGTATTATATGAACTGTCAATAATTTTAACATAATTATCTTTTTTTTTATTAATGTAGTCTAAACTCATTATATGATCCTGTTTTTATTTGGTTCATAATAAGGATTATCAACTTTAATCTTCTTTTGATAAGTATATTTATTATTTAATTTACAAATAGAATTTTCAACATTTTCTAATTTATCCCTTAAATCAAAATAAATCTTTTTGGCAATGTCTGTTTCTTTTTGTAATTGGTCGGCTTTAGTTTCTAGCTTTTTTAATTTATCCTTATCTTTTTTAAGCCATCTAACTTTAATTTTATCTATAATTTCAGTTAAATATTTATCCCAAGTATTTTTCCAATCCATTCCACCACCCATTATATACCTCCTTGTGTTGCCCATTGATGGAGTATCATCATTATTAGAGTTACAAATACACTTACTGCAAATGTGAACCCTAGAACATAATATATATATTTTTTCATTGTCACCTTTCTTTTAGTTTCTGATCTCATCAGTTAGGGATTTACCCTAAGAACCCCTATAAAAGGGGTTTTCGATCTA